CGCCGCCTACGCCGCATCCGCCGCCGCCAACGCCGCCTCCTACTCCGCCAACGCCGCATCTTACGCATCATACGCAGCAGCCTACGCATCCTACGCCGCAGCCTACGCCGCCTATGCCGCAGCCTACGATGAAGCATCCTACTCCGCCTACACCGCAGCCTACTACGAAGAGAAGAAAATTCAAGCGGATATTATCAGGCAAAAATGGCCTAAAGTAGGAGCCTAACAACACGCCGCCGGGACAAATCCGCAATGCTGCACAATGGTTTTAACGACTGTTTTTTGTAGGACACGCAGCGGAGCGGAACCCCGGCGGTAACAAACAACGAAAGGACAGCCATGAGAACCAAAGCAGACAAACGCCCACACCACGAAGGCAAGCTGGATGAATCGGATAAGCTCCTTTTCAAGTTCATAGAGGCACGGGGGAAGCTATACACATCCAGCCTTGAGATTCAAAAACTTACCGGGTGCGTTTCGGCACGGGATAGAATAAGGAAGTTGAGAGCAAACAACCTGCCAGTCTCCAATCCAGCAAAATACCTGTACACCACGAATAACGGGAAACGGGTTAGCGGGTGGAGAGTCGAGAAAAACCACAAACAAAGGAGAACAAAATGAATCTCTACAAAATTACACAGCATGAAAATAGGGGATACGACACCTACGATTCCGCCATAGTTTGTACTGAAACCGAGGAATCGGCAAAAAATTTTCATCCAAGCGGAAGTAAAATTATTTGGCCGCTTCCAGAAGATGAATTGAGGTTTGGTTCGTGGGCATATCACCGAGAACACGTTGATGTTGAATTAATTGGAACAGCCGTTGACGGAACCCCTGAATGCGTGATCCTTGCTTCCTTTAATGCTGGATGAAAAAAACTTGAGAAACACTTTCACATAAACCACAAACAAAAGGATACGAAATGAAAGACGGCGGACAGGCTTTTCCACGATCAGGAACGGTTGTAGCAGTACAAGGAATGTCAATGCGCCAATGGTATAAGGGGATGGCGTTGCAAGGTCTTTGCGCCAATGGCCGCGCCAATTGCATCGAGCAACATCTTCCAGAAGTGATTCGTGTCGCTGGCTTTTTGGCTGATGCCATGATAGCCGAAGATGAAGAGTTCGAGAAAAAAATTTGAGAAATGGCAACACGGGCGCGTGGAATTGTACTACATTTTCTCACATGCAGCCAATTAACCGGAATTTCAGCAATGCCGAAAAACCAAAAAACTTCCAACCGTCCTGACGCGCATTGCGCGGTTAAGCGGCTGCACTCCCTCATTCACAGGGCGGTTGGATTTCCTTTGGCGGTTTTTCATGTATAGAATCAGAAATTGGGCAAAACATTTTGAGACGAATGATACACGCAAACTGGTAAATCTCCATTGGGTAAAAATACCAAATCAGCAAGATTCTTTAGCATATCGAACCATCGCAAATCACCAAAAAGGATCAGCCATTTTTTGCGCTTGGATTCTCATGGTTCAGGTTGCATCAAAGCAATCTCCAAGGGGAAATCTCCCGCTATCTCCCGAAGAGTTGGGAATTATTACCGGCTTCCCGGCAGACATATTCAAACTGGCCTTTGAAGTCCTAAAATCACCTAAAATTCAATGGATTGAGCAAAACCCCGACAATCTCCCGGAATCTCCCGACGCGTCGGGATATCGCCCCGAAAATCCCCCGTTGAATGGAAAGAAAGAAGGAATGGAAGGGAATACAGATCCGCAAGCGGATATTCCCGAATTAGGTAACTCAAAACGCTGGGGCATGAAAACAAAACACAGCTTCCAACGTTCCCCTGTTTTTCCATATCAGCTTTTTTCCGAAGCGTTTAAGGAATGGGGGCCGGAAAAAATCGCCCATTACCACGCCGCTGCCATCGAGTACAGCGACAACAAGGGGGGGAGATACTTGGACTGGCATAGGGCTATTTCCTGTTGGGAACGTGATAGACCTTGGAAGGGGAAGATAAACGGGGCGCAACCCGTTGAAATTGATCGGAGTCAATATGGCCTCTGAACTTTTTGATATTGACGTTGAACGTCATGTAATCGGGGCTATGATGGTTGACGGAACCGCAGACGCTTTGGAAATACTTTCCCCTGCTGTTTTTCACTTAGACCGCCACGCTTTGATTTTTGAAGCACTTGCAAGCCTATTCGCGCAAAAGAAGCCGTGTGACATAATTTCCATTGCAGACGAACTTTCCAAGTCTGGGAATCTGGAAAAGGTAGGAGGCAAGGAATATTTGGCACAAATTTCCTCAGAGGTTATTCATTCTTGGAATCTCAAAGAACACGCCGAGATTATCCTTGACCGATACAAACGCCGGACGCTTATCAAAGTTATTTCCAGCATTGAATCTGCATCGGACTTGCGTAAACCAATCATGGAAACCGTTGCAAGCATTGAAGCGGCATTGAGTGACATTTCAGCCACCGGGGAGAAGAAAGGGTTAATCCCTATAAGGGACGTTATAGCCTCTGCTGCGGAAGGGTGGAAGGAAATAGTAGAAGGGAAACAATACGGTCTTAAAACTGGTCTAATAGAGATTGATGATTATCTGAAAGGACTTGCGCCGGGACGGTTTACGGTTATCGCGTCACCGCCGGGAGTAGGAAAATCAGCTTTGGCTTTGCAGATAGCTTTGAACTGTGGCGGGAAAGTCGCGTTCTATCCGCTTGAAATGCTTTCAGAAGAACTTATCGAGCGCGGTGTTGCTAATGGCGGACGGGTAAAAGGAGACGACTTTACAGAGGCATGGAGCCTGAATAAAGAGGGGCCAAAAATCGCGCTTGAAATCGGACGGATGGCAACCCTAAACATTCAACTTTGTGACGATGTAACGGTTACGCCTTTGCGCGTTGCCTCCCAAGTTCATCGCATGAAACAAAAGCATGGCTGCGATCTTGTAATTGTGGACTATCTGCAACTCATGGAAGCGGACGGAAAACATGGTGGGAAAACCGAAGAGGTAGGGTATGTCTCAAAGGCTTTAAAACGGCTGGCAAAGAATGAGAATGTCCATGTAATCGCCGTAGCTTCACTTTCCACAAAAGAAACAGAACGCCGACCCGATAAGCGCGGGATGCTTTCAGACCTTCGCCAGAATGGAGACATAGGCTACGATGCCGATACGGTGATTTTCCTTTACCGTGAATCCGAGTATAACCCAAAGGCTTATAAGTCAGAAACTTTCCGAAATGTCACGGAAGCAATTATCAGAAAGAACCGAGGCCGTAAACGCGGCACAGGATTATTGCTTTTTCAGGGCCAACACTTTCGATTTATGGACTTAGAGAAAGAATCAAAAAAGGCGTACTTGGACTTTTTGGAAGGAAAAATTACAACGGGGGATTTCAATGAATAAATGCCGTTTCGATGACGAAGGTGATTTGTGCATCACTTGGGGAGGTTACGAATACTGGATAAACAAAGAAAGGCTTGATACCCCTTTCAAACTTTTGGGATGGGTTAGACACCTATGCGAAAAACGATGGATGGATAACGAAAAAATCGAGTTTCTAATTGAGATTGTTGCACAGAAAAACGGGTGGGATGTACATGGAAACTAAACTTGTTCAATTCCTCCGCTCCCTGTACCTGAATGCCCGGTTACCCGTTCCGGCTCACTTGCTGGAGCCAACGGAGTTTGAGAGAAAAGCCATTGAGAGGAATCAGGAAAGGAGCGGGAAATGAAAACTTTTCGTGTTGAATCGTATTCAGGGTGGTTTTTGGTAAAGGCAAAAAATAAACGCGCTGCGAAAAGCGAAGGCGTAAAAGAATACGGACGTGGCCGCGTTACTGGGGTATTTGTGGCAACAGATTCTGACATCAAATATTTTCTCGCCGTAAAGGGAGAGATTGGAGAAACGCCATGAACCCCACCATCGCCGCAGCCCTCGATAACCCGAAAGAAGGAAACCGTGAAACAGCTTGAATCCTTCGGGAAATGGGCGTGGACGTACAAAACCACTACCGAGGCGAGAAAACGGTTTTTAGAGCTACACACGGAGGCAAAAACGTGAAATCTATCGGTAGTTTGGGAGGCAGAATCAACCCGAAGGACGTTGGCCTAGCCATACCCCGTATTTTACGCAAAAAACGCGGGTCACAGAAAGGTGAAAAATAATGGCTTGGTCACTCCAAAAACCCCGGACAAAGTTTAATGCCACCAAAACCGTGTTCATGGGGCAGAAATACCACTCCAAAGGGGAGGCGGGATACGCCGGGGAATTGCAGACCCTCAAGCTGGCCGGGGAAATCCTGTCATGGGATAGACAGGTCAAATTAGACCTTCGCGTGAATGGAAAGCACATCACGAACTACTACATGGATTTCGCCGTTCACCTTTCAGACGGGCAAACGGTGGAACTTCGGGAATACAAGGGAATGGAAACCGGGGAATGGAAAATAAAATGGTTGTTGTTGGAAGCGACTTTACCGGACATTCAGGAACGGTATTTCCCCGGAAAAGAAGTTGTCATGGTTCTGGTGAAGCATCAATCAAAATGGAGGCCGAAATGAGGAAACAGGAAGTCGATGGATGGAGGATTGGGTGATGGAAAATCTGAAAGCACCATTCCCATACTTTGGCGGAAAGAGAGCTGTGGCGGAAGCGGTGTGGGAAGCATTGGGGAACCCCGCGCATTACATTGAACCGTTCTTCGGCTCCGGCGCGGTGCTGCTTGCCCGTCCGGGTTGGAATCCGGACATGACTGAAACCGTGAACGACAAGGACGGGTTTTTATGTAATGTATGGCGGAGTTTACAATTATCACCCGATGAAACCGCGAAGTGGTGCGACTGGCCCGTGAACCATGCCGATCTAATTGCCCGTAGAAAGGTGCTTTTGGCGGGGGAATCCATGCTACTTGAAAACCTGTGCAAGGATGATGTGTGGCATGATGTGAAGCTGGCGGGGTACTGGATTTGGGCGGCAAGCTGCTGGATCGGAACGGGGTTGACGCGCCCGAACGCGATACCCCATGTGGGTGATGCCGGAAAGGGGAAGATACCCCATGTTAGTCATGCCGGAATGGGAATACACGCAAAGGGGCAGATACCCCATGTGAGTAATGCCTTGCTATCCGATCCGTTCAAGGAAAGCATTTACTCGGATTTCCGTAAGCTGGCGGAACGGCTGCGGGGTGTGCGTGTGGTATGCGGGGATTGGAATCGCGTCTGCAACGGGAAATGGCAGGAAAAAATTGGCATTTGTGGAATGTTCTTCGATCCTCCGTATGACGGATTGGAAAGGGATACGGAATTATATCACCATGATTCAACCACTGTCACGCATGATGCTTTTGAATGGTGTTTGGATCGCGGGAAGAATCCGAATTACCGTATCGTATTCGCGGGGTATGAAGAACATGAAGAAAAAGCCCGTGCAGCAGGATGGGGCGTTGAATCTTGGAAAGCGAACGGAGGGTATGGAAACACGGCGAGAGATGGCAAAGATTCTCGTGGCAAACAAAACTCAAATCGTGAACGCCTGTATTTTTCACCACATTGCATAAAAAGGAATACCCTTCTATGAAACTTCTATCCCTATCCCGCTACGAGCTTCCCCCTGAAAAGTTCCTCCCCGGATTTAATTTCAGGGATGATGCCGAGAGGTACGAGCTAATCAAATTGATTGCCGAACAAATGCCACAGGAACCACTTGCCCGTGAAATAGCGGATAAGTGTCGAGAGGAGTTAATGCCATGACCAAAAAGAAAAAGGAGGATGAAATGGCAAAAGCCACAATAACAGTCTATCAAGGGGACAAGAAAAGGCTTGCGGAATTATCCAAGCTGATTGAATCCACACCGGAGGAAATCGTAGCTCAAGCGTTGTATGACTTCGCGTGTAAAAAGTTTGGCACGAAAAGCCAAGCGGTGAACAGGTTGTACGAATGAACACGACTAAAAAGCAATTATGCAAAATGACCGCAAAGGCTTCGGGTAACTTCTTCACCACCGTTGAGCCTGTTGTCGAGGCGTTCCTGAAACAAGTTTCTCACATGCTGGAACAAGGCCACACGATAGAGATACGGGGTTTTGGATCGTTCTACACCTTGAAGTCAAAGCCACGCCCTGCAAGGAACCCGCGCACGGGGGAGCCGGTGTTTATCGCACCGGCACGAAAAGCACGTTTTCAATTTTCACCACTCATTTACCCGAAAAGAAAAGGAATCAAGAATGCCAACACGTAAAGGACGTTACCAATCAGACCCGCAATTTGCCGAAAAGGAAAGGCAGAGGAAACGGGAATACCGCGCAGCCGGTGGGGAGAGGCTTGGAAAAGGAAATTACAGGGAGACAGTAAGGTTTATGAATTACTCAATAAACCCATTGGATCGGCAGGAAAGAGCCTACGTTCTTTCCAAACCCATTTCAGACGGCATTATTCAAAGGCGAGTACTGTTTGGCAGTAATCCATCCGATAGATACCTGAAACCGGGAACAGAAGCGTATAAAAAGGCACAGGCAAACGGCGGGTATATCCGGGTATGAATAATTTCAGAAATCGTTTGACTTTGGTTAACAATGCGTTTACTTTGAGGAAACAATGAAACAAACCAAACTTACACGGATTCGCCCGGATACATTGGCCGACTTGGATAAAATCAAGGAGTCCAAGATTAAACGGGAAAAGCGCAAAATAGACAGGCCGGATTTGCTGCACATCATCGTGCGGTTCTTTATTGAGAATGGTGGGAAGTGATGACCGCGAAAATGTCGAAAAACCTTTACCAGCAGGTTAAGGCCTTAAATCCGGCATTCTGCATGGAAATTGACTGGAAGGCTCCAGGAATACCTAAACTTCCAAAAGGATACCGATTCCTTAAACTGAATGAAAAGGTTGATTCAATGGATTTGTGTCCATGTGGGCCAAGTTGGGGCATGGTAATTCGAAAGGTTCATGGGAAGCAGGTTTACGCAATTAGGAGGCCTTACATCAGAAAGGCTAAAACATGACCGCGAAAAAGAAGCCTTCCAAGCCTTCCTCGTACATGAAGAAAAAGAAGGAATGCGAGGAATGGGAAAGGTGTGCGTATATATGGCAGGAAAAATTTTACGACCAAAAACAAATTTCTGGAGAACTTAAAGAACGTGCGGATAATGCGGAGGCGGAGTTGAAACTATTACAAGCGTCTTATCCATATTCTGCAATGCGAGGACACGATGCAGCGAGAATGGAGGACGCATTAAACAGTATCAAACGCGATCAATTCATTGACGTTTCCCCCCTCACCGATCCGCCTCGCAAGGTTTGGCCGTTGGTGTTGGCATTATTGGCTGGCGGTGGTTGGATTCTGTACATGTCGGTAAGGGGGATGGGGTGAGCATACAGGATGATGTCGAACTACTCAAAAGCCCAAAGATTGAAAGTCTATCAGACCATTTTTCGGCGGCATTCCGAGTGGCCAAAGACCACCAACGCCTCACCGCTCTGGTGGAAGAGTACAAGATTGGCCGCGACCGTTATGAGAAACTACGCAAACTGAACCCGCGACAGTTTGGAGAACTATTTGAAAACTGCCTCAAGAACGACATCAAGTTTGATGATGCCGTGGATGCGTTGGAGGCGAAATGACACCGATGCGAATACAGAGGAAGCGGACAAAAGGATTCCGGCTTCCTGAAAACACGGTTTGCGTTTCGCGCCCGTCAAAGTGGGGGAATCCGTTCCGAGTTGGCCGTATTTATGGAAACAACGCCATTCTGGTTGCCATTGGAGTTGGTTACCACGAAGATGGAATTTACATCGCAGACGCAGAACAGGCGGTTGGACTTTATCAGGATTACATCGACTGGCGGCTTCTATCGCAAGACCTTGATATTGAGGAATTGCGCGGCAAAAACTTGGCTTGTTTTTGTCCGCTAGATAAACCGTGTCACGTTGATCCATTATTGAAGAGGGCTAACAAATGACCCACATCAACGAGGCCGAGATACGGGCGCGGATTGACTTGGTTTCAAATCACCATCCAGCCGATACTGAAAACGCAGACGACTGGATCGTATCCGCACGTGAACTTGCCGAGGACTGTCAACGGCTGCTGGATGAGAGACGCGGCACAGGGTTTGAAAAAACATTCGACACCAGTAATGATGCTTTTTCCCCGGTGGTGAAAAATGCAGACACCTAAAGAGAAACTGCTTGGGTTATTGCGCCCAATAGAAACTACGGTTTTGACAGGCATAGATATTGACCTGTGGAGAGATGCTTGTACTAGCGTAAGAGAACTTCGCGCCGCGATTGAAAGCGGGGTAGAGGATCACGGGAAAACTATTATCATAATTGACACATCCAAGATCGGGGGCGGGGAGTGAAGCCGGAAAATAAGGCGTGGGTAGATGGGCTTGGGACTGGTATCATTATTGGCGCATTTGCCGTAGTTGTACTTGTGGTTTTTATTTGGATTATTTGAACCGGAATGGAACGGATGAAAGTCTTGGTAGCATGTGAGTTTTCAGGCATTGTCCGTGAAGCCTTTAGGGCAAAAGGCCATGATGCGTGGAGTTGCGATTTAGTTCCAACCGAAATACCAGGGCAGCATATCCAAGGGAACGTGCTTGAAATATTGGACGATGGCTGGGATATGATGATTGCACATCCCCCATGCACACACCTATCATGTTCCGGCGCAAAACATTTCTCCAAGAAAATAGCAGACGGACGGCAACAACAGGGTATTGACTTTTTTATGAAGTTCACCACAACGAGTATTCCGCTTGTGTGTATCGAAAATCCTATTGGCATTATGTCGCGCCTTTATCGAAAGCCTGACCAAATAATTCAGCCGTGGCAGTTTGGGCATGAGGCACAAAAATCTACTTGCCTGTGGCTGAAAGGGCTGCCGAAGTTGTGTCCAACAAACATTGTCGGTAAGGGGGATTTTTACGTTTCTCCATCAGGAAAGAAACTTCCCGTATGGTACGGGGATGCCTCTTTGAACGGGAAGAAAATCGGGTACAACACGGAAGAAATGAAGCGGATTCGGAACCGGACGTTTAAAGGTGTTGCAGAAGCAATGGCGGAACAATGGTCGAAACTGGAAGGGCGGTGATGTGGAATGGAACAAGGTTTGCCGTGTGGTTGAAAACTGAAACCGTCCATGCCGGAAGCACGGGGAAGGAAGCAAAGGGGTATAAAATGAAGTGGATAATTTTTGTTGTAGCGGTTTTAATGGTTGCTTGCACTTCAAGCCAGAGAAGCGATGAGGTGTTAAAAAAATCAGGATTTCACGATATTCAAATTGGTGGTTATGGGTGGTTCGCATGTGGAGAAGATTTGTTCAAAACAAAATTTACTGCGACCAATGTAAACGGTGAGAAGGTCGAAGGAACTGTTTGCTGTGGCATTCTGAAATCATGTACGGTAAGGTTTTAATCCCGGCCAGTACTGGTGGGAGAATAGAATGAGCAACTGGTTACTATTTGATATTTGGTACGCATCAATGGGGTTTATAGTGGTGTTTGTATCGGCTATGGTTTTTCTTCAAGATGGGAAAAAATTAACGGCATGGGAAGTTTGGCTTGCGTGGATTGGCTGGTGGTATTTGGCTGGATACGCCATATACAAAGCGGTGAAAGGTGATGGTGAATAGATGGAAGATAAGTTTGCAGCTACGGTAACTATTTTTTCGCTTTGCATTGTTGTGTTCGCATTATTTATGAGTTTTAAGCGCAAAGACTCCCGCATCACCTACCTCGAAGGCGTTGTGAAAGAGCAGCAAATCAAAGCCCGTGCGGATTCCATCGCGCATGAGACACGGTTACACAACTGTTGGGCGGAGGTGGGGAAGAAATGAGATATTTGGCTGTGATTCTCCTATGTTCATGCGCCTTCCACCCCAACCTAAATACATCCTCATGGGCCACTACAGGCGACCTCGTAATCGCTGGCAAAGCGGATTGCCACACGATGGAACAGTTCGATGCGCTGAATGCCTTGCAGAAGTCCATCGGGGTTACGAATCTGACTTTGAGGCACGAAATCATTGAGGGAGTATGCAAACACGACACGGCACGGATTGAATCTGCACGGATGTCCGCAAAGAGGCTGATTCGGGACGGATATTGGGTGGAAAATTTCAGTTATGCTTTATATGTGCAATCCGCGTTCCTGTGGGCTGGGCTGCATGACTTGGACACCGTGATTGCGAAGTACGCTCGGCTGGTTGCTCCAAATGGGGAGGTGCCAATACCGGAGACGCGGCAAGTTTATTTACCTATTCCATCGGTCGTGTCAAACAACCTCGATTTCTTTTACATGGACTCCACATACCTTGTCCGGCAATGGCGCGGGGGATGGGTATTGATATGCATCGGGACACATCCGGGGCCGAAGTATAATCTTCATGCTCATGCCGACTTCGGGGCTTACTCGTATTGGCGTGATGGACGCTGGGTACACCGGATAGCCCCGTACACCGGATTCTCCCTCACCCGCTCCGAAGGAGACGGTCTTGGCCTCTCGTGGGACGTTTCGGCGTGGCGGTTTTCGGATAAGCCGAGAAGTGTTCTGTATGCCAACAAGGACAGCGTGGGGCTAACCTATGGCAATCAGGTGGAGCGGTTCTATTTTAATGATTCGCTGGAGGTGAAGTAATGGAAGAAATGCCAGTGATAACCATTGAGGATGTCTTGGGTGAACTTGGCTTCCGTGTGCGTTGGTCTGTGGTTTCACATTGGGCCGATTTTAAAGTATATCGGATTGTAGGGGGTTCTGATAAACCACTTTTTAGAAAAAAAGATTACCACTCATCAGATGAAAATGTTGAATCCATCAAAGACGCTGATTTGTATTTGGATGGACACATAAAATGGGATGGGTGTTCAACTATTATTATTAAGGAAAACCATTTTTGCGGGGCAAGCGATTTCAAGTTGTTGCAGAATCTTATGAAATATCTTTATACCCGCGCTGCTACATTAATGGGTCGAGAAGATTTGGCTGATCCTTGGATACATTAACGGTCACACACAACAAGGAGGAAAGATGAAAAAACTGATATTGATACTCGTACTGGTTGCTTTTGCCTTTGCGGGTGAAGCGTTCAGGCAGGGATACCGTGATGGATGGAAAGCTGGTAATTGTTATGGAAGGGGTTACGGATGCTACCCGTCCTACCCGCCATACCCTCCCTATCCTGAATACGGGGAGGACAACTACATGGGCGGTTATAACAGAGGGTTTTTAGACGGGCTGAATGCACAATAAGCAATGAGGCCACCGGGTAACCAGTAGCCTCATGCCGACCGAGCAATCCCAGTCCGATGGTAGAGCATTGATTCGCGAACCAAAGCCCGATTACAATTTACTAAACCTTTAGTTTATTGCACCACGAATACCGATAGCCGCTAGGCCACCAAGTACCGCTGGATTTTGCGCAATACCTACAAAGTCTTTCGTTTGGTATGCGTGAAATAGTCCGCCAATAATAGACGCTATTCCCGTCCACCATGTCAATGAAGTTGGTTTGAAATATTTGTTCATCTGTTTTCTCCTTCTATGCGCTGAATTGCGCGGAGTCTCTCAAGGTTGTATTATCAATATACTTCCAATCCCTGTTTCTATCACATCACAATGAGTCCACCCCTTTGTTTTCGTGGGGTCTTCCATGCGCCTGCAATGGGGTATTTTAGCCTGATTTTGCAATATGGTTGCCGCAACCTGCGAAGGGGTTAGCCCCGTGACGTTGAAGTCAAACGCCGCTCCTACGCGATGTGCAGACCATTTCGCCCCGCCGGGAAAGTCAACCGTGCGAAGTCCGCGCCATTGAAACTGCCCGTCTTGTTTCCAGTTATTCACTAGAATAGGCGCGTTGAATAATTCGTGGAATTGGTCAAGCATCTCCAACGCTTCATTGCGGAAGAACTGTAACGACTGCTCCCCAAACTTGGAATAGGTCGCAGCATCTACGATTTGATAGGCTTTATAGTGCTTGGGTTGGTAAAGCATCAGTTATGCCTTGCCTCCGCAACAGGGGAGCAGTTACAGGCTTCTACTTCAATCGCAAATGGTGACCCATGATGGATGCTTCGGTATTCCCGTTCCATCCTCTTACCAGTTGGTGTTGAGTCGATAACCGCGATTATTTGGGTAACGTGCCTGTTAAGCTCGGCTATCTGTTCGCTGTGTTCCTTTGCCGATTCTTGAAGTTTACGCAGCATGACAAGGCCGCTGTCAATCTGTGTGTCCCCTTTCGAGTGCATCCATGTGGAAGCACCGCCACCGAGGGATAATCCCCCGAAACCAACGGCCAATGGGAACATCCACTTTGCAAGTCTTGGGAAAAACTTGACGACCGTATGCCCTAACGCCTGCTCGTCTTTCTCGGTTATTTCGTTTACTTCAGACATTTACACCGCCACTGCTTGCTTTGTGTATGAAATCGTTTGATTAACCACGTATATTTGAGACACATCCGGGTCTGCCACAGCACTGAATGAACAGGTAACGTCAACTAAAAGACCGTCAACTAATGCCACTAATCCCGCATATCCACTGTTGGGAGTTGGGGTTAGCGCGGGGTCACTGAATATCACATTCGAGTTGTAGCATACATACGGAGCACCGGTTTCACCGGAAAGCATAAGGTCAAACGTAAGTATAGCCGAACCACTACTCGCACCACCCGCTCCAGCTATCGTGAAACTAAAAACTGTTGTCGTAGACCCATTAATCGTTACAGTAGCAGCAATAAAAGCGTCTGTTGCAATCAAGCCGTAATAAATCGGAATGGATACCGATATTTTCCCGCCTCCGTTCAGCATTGAGATCGCAGAAGCGAGGCTTATCGTTTGTGACCCATGATAAACTTGGCCACTAATCCCATTTAGAAGCGACTGCGGATCGGTAGTCTCTGAATTGTCTATGCTCCCCTGTCCTTGAACGGAATAACAGAGGTTTGCGTTACCGCTTGATATTGCCAATTCGGACTCATCGCGAATAACCAATTTACCTTCATTATTTATGCCCTGTACTTTCATTACGCCCCCGCTGCCGGTGATAGAATCACCTGTGCCGTTAAGGTTTCAAAACTTCCCCCGAAATCTGTGTCTAAAACTTTGATGCTCACTCGCGGTATAAAATCCGCGTCTGCGAATTCATATTCCGTTTCCGATTCACGAATCACCGAATCCAAAACGCCCACTCCGTTTATGTTCAAAGTGGTTAAAGCCGTTGCGCTTGCGGTTTTGGTTATCACCGTGTCGAAGTTATGCACCGAACTGGCTTTGCATGTGATCTCGAAATCTTCTGTCGAATCGTCCCCCGATACCGGCATTCGCATTGTAATTTTTCCGGTGTAGTCTGCACCTGTCAAATCATATTGGCCATTAGCGTAATCTAGTACCGCTTCCCAAAGAGCATCCGTGTCTGTGTCCCTATCACCCGAAGATGCGTAAGCCTTTAGTCCCGGTGTACCATCGTAAGGTTTTGTCATGCGGCAATAAAAAACCGTATCATTTCCCGCCGCTAACCCTTCTATGGATAGATTAGAAGCCCGTGCGCCCGTGTACTCAAATCCACCAAACGGTTGAATCGTGTGGATGAATGAAAGCAGCACCGTATCGAGCAGGTAAACTTTGACTTCAAAGTTGTGCGGGATGGCCGAGCCTGTCGCCAATACCTGCATATTGATTTTCGCTTGCGCCCCTAGTGTCCAGAAATTACTGGGAACAGGCGCACCAAAAACCCCGTAAGATCGGCACTCAAAAACAAAATTATAAGTCCCTTTCGGGTAAGTACCGGAGTCCGTTATGTCCTCAAGCGGAATCTCCAATCTCCCGGATGTCATATAAATTTGAACCGTTGTTCCGCCTGTGGTATCAGCGATTAATCCTTCGGCATCGTAGGTGTATTCTACTTGATCTACGTCACGGAATAGGTTAATCTTCCATGTCCCGTTATCCGGGTCAATCGAAATGCGACCATAAATCTTCTTGTCGCTTCCAACCTTACCAGCCGGGATTAAACCGATATGCCCGTCTTGAAAAACCGATGGGTCACCCGCAATTACATTGCCTGTGTCTTCAATCGTGAACGGTGAATAATACCCAAACCAAACCTGATCACGTTCCGCTCCACCGTCCAGTTCTTCGGAATGTTGTATTTGAGAGTAAACACCACCACCGCCGGGAAGCTGCGCCGCTTTGGTGAAAAGCAAATCAATCTGTCTTTGCAAATCCGTAGCCCTTGCATACAAATCGGCAGGGTTGAACGGAGTAGGGGTAGGCGTTCCATCTACTACCGGGACGTACGGCTCAACGTATGGAACAACATAAACCGTTCCGCTTGCGCTTCTAACCGTTGCTTTAGTGTCCAGTGCAAATGCAAATTTATCCGAAGTGCCAGCCAGTGCCGCTTCGGCTTCGGCTTGGGTTGCGTAGGTAAGTCCGCGAAAATCGACGCTTGTTGTACTCATGCTATCACATCCTCGACTACGTTCTCATGCGTTGAGTAGTCTAATTTAACGTTAGAATTTGAATCGGTGTCTTGCCATATCAAATATGTTTCATAAGGCAAATCCCATTCTCTCCGTGCAAATTTTAGTTCAATCAATCCGGTATCAGCGTTAATGGAACGGGAAAGAATTACATGGTAAAAACTGTTTGCGTCCGTTCTTACAATGTCGTTTATTCCCACCCTGTCCATTAGTTTCAATGCGAGATTAGCTTCATTAATCGGAAGCGTCCCCGTCATTTCCAACCATTGACCACCAAGCCAGTCGAGAATGAACATGGCTAAAGCATTCGGGCCGTCAAACGTGGTGAATAGCTTTGTTTCAAGCGTGTAGACGTTCTTTTGCCCAACCCGAAGATACGCGGCATGAGCCTTGTCCCATAGGTTTTTCGCCGATGCGTAATTCGGCGCACCAGTGACGTAAGTAGTCCACTTTGGAATTGATGAACGATGTCGTGTAATCATGGAGGTGGTCGAAATATCGAACGATCCGGTATATTCGCCCAGTTCAACCGTGTGAATTTCGTATGCCCCTGAAATGCGTTTGCTTATGTACTTACCGAAGTAGAAGGAGAAAAGCGAACTACCCCGTGAACTGATATAATCCCCCTCTGCCAATGGAGGGGTTAATGAATCCATGATAGAAGTCGTAAATTCAGCAATGACTTTCGTCCCCTGATATTTCAGGATGGTAGGGATATTCAGCAAATCAACATCCGCTCCAAGTGATGTGTATTTGAACGGGAAGCCATCCGAATCTTCCTCGTTAAAAGTACAAAGCCTTTGAGTATAATCCCCTAACCCTGCATTCCATCCGTATTTGATGTCAATCGAAGTATAAGCACGGTCAATTCCTGTTTTTTCCGCTTCACCGAGACTCAATAAATCCGATTCAGTTAATCGTCTAGAAACTGTGGAAGGGTCTGCCACGCCATAGTTCTCAATCCATATTGGACGGCGTTTCCCATTCTCACCCGAAACCATGCAGATAAAAGCGTGTTTACAAAGCAGTTGCAGCCAATCTACTGTATTTTGCTTTTCATCCATTTGATAGTTGGCGTTCATGTAATAACGGCGGTTACTTGCGAGGTCAAAAGCCGCTTCGTCTATTACGTCCGGCCTCCCGTCACCTTTTCTAATCAAGTATTCCATTACATCTACGATATTTTGCACGGGCTGATCGGCAGTCTTGCGGGAGTTCCACGTATCCCCGAAAAATACCCCTCTAGTCCGGGTGTACATCTTGCCAGCGTATGGATCGCGTTGGCGGAAAAAAGCGATCTCACGGATATTGAATCCCCAGTTTAACTTAATCGGGTTGTATAGATATGTCGGCCCCTGAACAGTAAAAACGATCCTGAATTTCGCTTTTATTTTCTTCACTCTCGCAACGGAATTTGCATCAGATAAGATTCCATCAAATATCTCAAGGTGTGTCTGTTGACCGGGATTCGCACCGCCGTCACCGTAAATCTGCGAACTGATACCATAATGCGTGGCCGTGAGGATGTTTGGAACTGGAAAAGAACCGTTTGAATAGAGAGCGTTGCGATTAGGATTGGAGATATTAGAATCACCATTAACATCAATCATTTTAAATTCCGGCGTAGTTGCGATGTCGCCACCGAAAATATCAATCAGAGAGTAACTAACGAACGCCTCATGTCTGCACCATTTGCGGTTCACTTTTGTCGGGTTTATAGGGTCGTTTGAATTTGTGAAAATGGTAGACATATCCATTGCCACAGAAGCGAACATCTTTTCCGAAGATTCAATGGAAAATTCGTTCGGCAAATCGAAAATTATTTCAAACCCTATGCTATATTGCCCTCCCGGCCCAAAGTATAATTCGTCACCACTGTTATAGTTATCCATCGGTAGAGGGTTATTAATCTCGAAATACGCGTTGTATAGTGACTCATGGTTGTTGTCCAAAACATTCGGCATATCCGCGCCTTCTGCTGTTGAAAGCAAAGACCCGGAATAAGTGTGAACGATTTTTCCAGTGCCGCCCGTATTCTGATAGACAGCCTTTTTAAAATACTTCGGATTATTAACAGGTATTTTATACCCTTCCGGCCTTTGATACGCCGCATTATCACCCGAAGGGAGAATCTTATACGTTGCCATGTCCGGGTAAGCAGCATTTCCAACAGGTGACCAGCTTATAATCTTCGGGTCGATGTTCAGATATTCTTTTCTATCCGAATCCCACCCCAAAAGATTCATCCATTCACTACCACCAAAAACAGGCTTGGAGTACACCCTAATGTCAGTAAATTCGTACACCTCAAACCATGTGTAAGAGAATGCCCCTTGCGGGTTTGCTACCTCTGATCCATTTATCATTGCGCTAGTTCCAACAGGTGTAAAATCCGTTGTATCACTAATCTTTAGGGTATCTTTTAGAGTAATTGTTGTCGTTTTGGTAGTCGTATTCGTTGCGGAATTGTTAAATATCTCTGCCGGAGTTATTTCTAAATCAGTATTTCCCGTTCTAACCACACGAATCAGCTTACCCGCCAAAGCATTTCCGTTGAAATATTTGTCACCCGTTCGGAGCGAGAAAACGGTTTTACTCGTCACCTTCCCCGCACTCGTTAGGTTGTATTCTTTCCCATTCACCGCCGTGACAGGAATAACCCTAACCTGTTCGGTTAGTGGTATCGTTTCCGCGATCACATCACCAAAACACACCGGGATAGGTTTATCAATCGAATCGTCCGGTGCAAGCGGGAACCCCTGCTTTGTAATCGCTTCACGTGGGAAATCCTTATGTATCGCGATATACCCGTCCACCGCTTGAAGCGTGGTAACACCTTCACCATGACTCACACCGTCAATTGTGAATGTCCCTACTAACTGGAACGTGCCATCTAAATCGAGATACACGAAACACGTTTTACCACCCAGCGTAATTCCTTTTGTTGTCAAGTATTCCGAAAAGGAACTCCCATTCCACGCCGGAGCCATGAGTAGCACTTGAATATCAGACCCGGACAGCGTTTGATACCCGCCACCCTGCGAAATATCCGCTACCTCGTCCACACTACCCGGAGCCTTGAGGATATTCGTTATCCAAGTCTCATCTGCTATCCCGTCCGGGCCGGAGCCGGTTGTATAACCTGTATTCCCTGTGATCCAGTGGAAGTATGAATCATAAAGCCCTGCCATTAAATCATCCGAAATATCGAACGGGCCAATCTTAACAGCAAACTGAATCATAATTCCACCGCCGATTCAACAAAGGTCAAGTTTACACCCCACCGGCTTAAATTAACCCGCTCAATATCCACCGCGATACACTTGCAGACCGCCGCATCCCTCGGCGCACCGAACGGATACAACACGTTAGGAAAGGAAGGGAATGCGAACGCCTTACCCCGCCCTGTTGAAGCTCCCAAGACATACGAAAGCGTTTTTCGGGCTTCCTCATGGCTTAAAACCATCCTCACAGGCCCAAACGTACCAGCGTCTGAATTTCTATCAAAATAAACCGGAGTGGATTGGTCGTAGGGGAAAAATCGTGATACGGTAGTCTCATGGTCAGACTCGAAGCCATCTTCAGCCCTCAAATTTATAACAGGGCTGGACGTTAATTTAGAAGGAGTCAAAGCCCTAAGCGTAAATTGAAGCTCGTACATACCCGCCACATCACCAGCAGCCCACTTGACCTGCTTCGCTTTTCCAAGCTCTACCAAAGAAACCGCCACGCTTCCCGATTGGTCAATAATAGGAGGGAACGCATACCCGGAAATCCCCTGCATATCCATTGTAGAGGTTCGCTTGGAGTCGAAATAGGTTTGTAGGTCTACCATTTCATCTCGTGGTAATACCGCCGTGCATTTCAGGTCATACAGGTCTTTAGATGCCCCTCTATCCGTTGCAACCCATTCCACGCCAGCCCCTTTTGTCCAAGTAATCGCAGGGGTGATTTTCACCGAAGGGAACGGATTAACCCGTACTTCCAAATCATTCAGCTTAAATGAATAGCTCATGCGTATTCCTGAACCCTGCGCCTAGAGGCTTGCCTCTTTAATTGACCGTATCTCTCAAGCTCTGCGATTGCGGCGCGTCCGGCGTTTCTTCCGTGACTTTCTGCTTCGCTGGAACTCATGCCGACGGTGGGCGTGATGTGGATGTTGAGGGTAATGCTATCCCCGCCGAATGAATTGGCTATTCCACGGGATTGTGAATTACTGTAAACCCGCTCACCACCACGGAACTGCACAAGCTCCGGGCCTTGCTCACCCACCCACGCCATGCCCGGCGGGGCGTTGTCGGTTCCTTTCGCGAATCCGGTGATCGTTTGCGCGGCAATCAGGGCAAGGCTGGCTCCCATCTGCGCTTCGTACATCGCGGCAATGGGAATTCCGAATATACCTGCCTGTGATCCAACCTTCGCGACGGCGGCCTGCGTATTGATGATGACTTCGGCGGCAGCGAGAGACTTTTCCATGAGGAAAAAGGCCGCATTTTTCCCGGCCAATTCTTGCAATGCTGCAACGGATGTTCCGATTGTTGAAAGGGCGATCTGTTTGGAAATTTCGGCGTTGGATTTTTCAAGATTGAGCCGTTCAATCTCATGCCGTTTTTTGATTGCGGTTTTTTCCGCCTCGGTCTGGCCCGTGAAGTGGATTTCGCGGGACTGCTTGAGTTTTAGTTTTGCGTATTCACTTGTGGCCTGCGCATCTTCAAGCTGTTGAACGGCCTTGTAGTAGTTCTCCGTGCGCTTCTCATCCTCGCGGATCGCTTCTTCTTGCTCTTTTTTATGGGCAGCGTTGATTCTGTCCAGGTGTTTGTTGACTTCTTCTTCGTTGCGTTTTAACTGCGCCCTGTAATCCGCCGACATTTGGGTTTCGGATTGCATTCCACTGAACCACTCTTTGTTGGTTTTACCGCCATTGACTGGTTTGTCCTTGATGTTCCGCAGGTTTTCTTCGCCAATTTCCCGCTGTTTAGCAATTGCGTCCTGCATCTCTTTTTCGATGATCGGAACTAATTCGGCGGTGGTTTTCTTCTGCGCGATCTCATTCTCATAGTACCGCTTTAGATTAAGTTCGGCCTTGCGGTTTTCAAATTCTTGGATGGCGTATGATTTTTTATACCCGTCCTCCATTTCATTCAACTTGGCTCGATCTAATTCCATTTGAAGATCGACCAGCTTCTGGTTCGTCAAATCCGCCATCATAACACGGAAGTGTTCGAGGTCTTTGTACTTGGCCCTGAAATCGGTCTCCGTCATGTCCAACTGTTTCAGGAACGCATCATTGAGTTTTCCCTGTCCAGCGGCATAACTGTCTGCTATGACGGACATTTCATCACCGTAATTTGTTTCGTTCAGGTGCTTGACGGCAGCAGCATGCTCATTCACAGCGGCGGTTGCCAAATTAATGCGACCGGAAACCTCACCCCAAGGAAGAGAAGTCAATTCCTCCTTGAGTTCTTTGGTTGCAGTTTTTGCACCGATGAGCGCACCCGCGAACCCCGCCACAATGCCAACACCCGCGCCGATAATCGAACCCCACGGCCCGAACGCCTGAAGGACTTGTGGAGCCTGTTGCCCAAATGCCCGGAGCGCACTCGTACCCATCGACACCTGTGTCGCGAAGTCGGACACCTGATATCCGATGTTTTGGACTTGCTGGCCGTACCGCACCATGAAGCCAGCGCCATCCTTGAAGTGGGCGGATAGCTCTTTGCTTCCATTCACCGCACGGGCGTTGATGGCATTCATGCGCTCAACGTGCAGGGCTTCCAACGCCTCAAGTGCGGAGTTCTGTCCTGCTAACGCAGCCTTTTGCTTGTTGTACCACGCGATTTCCTGCTGCCATTTGCGGACGGATAGGTTTTCAAACTGTCCGGCTACGGCCAGAGCGGTCTTGTATTTCAGGTCTTCGACGGTCTTTGCCTCTTGGAGAGCCTTTCGGCTTTCATCGTCAATCTGATCAAACATTGCCTTGTACATCGAAACAGAATCAGCACGAAGCCTTTTTTCTTGTTGTGCTACTTCTTTCTGATATTCAATCTGCTGCCGCTTCGCCTCTTTATCATTCGCTGCGATTTCGTCAAACATCGCTTTATACATTGCCTTGGTATCGCGCAATGCGCGGCGCGTGGTTTCATTCGCTTCATCGGTCGATGACTTTACCTTCTTCGGGAGATCTCCCAGATCCGTTGTGTCAACGGTGATGCGAAGATTAAGCGGTTGCGCCATGTTAAATCACCATCCCGATCAAACGGTTGTATTCTTCCGGCGATATGCCGGACTCTTTGCGCTTTTCAAGGAACTTGAAATACCAGTCGAGGAAGTAGTTGTGCCAGTTTTCGTACCTCTCGTCCCTTTCGTCATACGGTTTCGCCGTGTGCGGGTACTTTTTGAGATATTGTGTCCGGTTCCAGAAATCCCAAATGGCCGGAGCAATGAACTGAGTCGGGCAGTTGAAATACTCAACCACCTCCCCATCATCGTCAAGCATTTGCTGAACAACCGCTCCCGCCGGTTCATCGCAGCCCCATTCCTTTCTTAGGTCTGGGTTGCCGGTGCAGGTTCCGCATTTGACGCGGAGGCATCCGGTTTTGAGAGCGGCGAGGATTCTAAACCCTCTTTTTCCTCTGGCACACCAAAAAGCATATCACGAAGGACGTTGAATAAAACATTCTTCACCCTTCGATCCAGCTTTTTGATATTCTCCTTTGAAAAAGGTATTGAAACGGGTTCGGCGTTTTCATCACGGAGGGATTCGGATTCGTAGAAGTTTTCATTCCACCCGATAATCCCGTTATTCTCCCCGTCCGTAAGGCAAAATTCCACATCCGATTCCGTTAGAAATTCGGATTGTAGATATTTCCTAACCGCCGCGTCTGATAATGGCCGCAGCTTCACCTTTGGCAGAAATTCCTCCGGCAAATCCTCATACCCAGCCACCGTAACGGTGACGAAGCTATCAGGTTTGAGGGATGCGATTCCCGCCAATCGGTTACGCACTTTTTTGTCCATCACCCGTTGCATTTACCCTCCTTTTAGTCAGTATCAAAAGGTGTTAAAATGACATTCAACCGAGACTCATTCGGATCGGTCGTGACCAAATCCGCCTCGTATGCCCATTCCATCGGTGACTTGTCGTTACCCTTGATTTTTTTAATCATCGCGTGCGGTGCTTGGATATGCAAATGAGCAATCCATGTCGTTTCCGTTGGAATAGTAGCCGTGTGCAGGTCAACCTGTCGAATGACTCCATTCTCGAAATCATCCACATCCTGATTCGTATTTGAAATCAGATTGACTTCCTTGTTCATCTTCAAAGTGGGTTTCCGGTCTATAATGACCATGCGCAAAATACCCGTTGAATTTGAAGGGTCTTTCAGCCCGGCAATCGACAACCCCGGATTCACCGTGATTGAACTCCAGCGTATATCCTGCCCGTCTGCCTGACTTATTCCGCCCTTCCAAACGAGCGGCTTCGTCACATTCGCCGGAGCCGTGTATGCAGGTACGCTGCCGCTTGCAATCGTGGAAAAGCTGTAAAGCGCACCGGTTAGTTTGCAGTTTAACACCGCCTGTTCCCCGGACTTCGCTTCGATGCTCCAATCATTCAAGCACCCGCGCATCTTCGCTACGATATGGTAACCATCCACCACAGATGGCTGGACATACCAAGCCGTGATCGTGTCACAGGTAAGGTCTACGCCTTTATCTTCGTAGTAAAACTGACCGTCCGTTGGATAACCGGACAACAAGAACTGCGCCGGTAATTCATCCGTATGAGTCGTTGAGACTACGATGTTGTGCTTGAACGTAACCTCTCCAAGCTCTTCGCCCTTGATGTCCACGTTTTGCGTGTATCCACCCGAAGCGAACTTATCTTCAATCTTTTGAATTTGGTCTTGGAAGCTCACATCCGAAATAGCGATGGCAATCGTTCCCGAAGACATATCCGCAGCCGTTCCCGGCGTGGTCTCCTTCTTAATCACCAAGTATCTCATTTTACCGTCAATTGGATTCATCTTGTCCCCCTTTTAGGCGTTGGCCTGATTGTAGTCGTGAGCATAGGTTATTGCTAATCCTATGCGAATTCCTTTTCTTGGTTCTTTGTTTAGGCTTGGAAATATCTCCGCGCCCGTCCATCTCACTAATTGCGCTGTTGGCTGTCCGTTGGAATCGTAAAGCATCCAATTCGTGAGGCCCAGCAAGTGCAATACATCACGTTTGATAATCTCAAGTTTGGCAGAATTGAAATCCGCGTCCTTGACGATGCAATACAAATCCACCGTAGCTGTTGGATAGAAGGAGGCATTTGTATCCCCCGGCCTGTCACCGGAAGAGAACTCCAGCGTATCTTCCTTCTTAAACACGTACAGGATGCACGGCGTTTCCGTAATGTCCGACAATGCGACTTTCAACCCGTCAAAAACGCCTCTTACATCCGTCAAAAAACCGTTATCCTTTGTAATCGTTTTCAACCGATACACCAAAGCATTCTCGATGCGGGTTTTGGGAGGTGTTTCAATGGTATAGAGACTCATGCAAACTCCAGCATGGCATCTTCTACCATTTCGGAAACCATCTCCGCGCCTTCAAGCTCAAAGTATTCGTCAATGTTCAGATATTTATGCCGTCCACCTTCGGGGTATTGATGATACCACCAGTAATCCGCTTTCCGATTGAAAACAATTCCCGTTACGGTCTTTGTTTTTTCCTCAACCTTTGACTTAATCGAATTGTAAAGATTACCGGTTTGAATCTCCAACCCCGGACGGCCTGAAAGCTGCCCATCCTTGATTGAATCTCTCATCTCATCCGTAACTCGTGACATGCCAGCCGTAATCGCATCGCGCACAATCAGGCACTTTTCCTGAATACCGGCGATAAAATCCGCCTCGTTTGTCATTTGGATGGAAATCATGTATTCACCAAATAGTTCATGTAAGGCTCAAGCATATCCCGAACTTCGGGAATCGAGAAAAAATCCCTTTGCAAATCCGAACGGGAATTTTTCGTGTCCCCGTCAATCCGTGTCGTGATATTCTCAAAACCATTTCGATTCGTTCGCAAATATCGAACGTGCATCTCCGTAGCTTCTACCAAATCAGGGCAAAGCTCCGCTAGTGACGCAGTCGTTCTTTCCCCTAACACCGCAGTGCTACCTGTTTCATCCGATAACCCGTTTGAATCGAGGCTTGAACTGTACGCGGCGTATTCGGTGACGGTTTCATCTTCCTCGAAAACCCCACCAATAATCTCAAGAGACACAGTTGTCTCTTCCGCAGAAAGAACGCGGCCAATAGCCCCGCTCGTAAATCCTTTCAAGTAGTTTCCAACCGTAAACTCATCTCCGGTAGTCTCACCTTTTGCCCAAATACTACGAGTCCCATGAGCAGCCAATCCGCCCGTGTAGGTGATCTGTATTGAATTGGGAGTAGTGAAGCTGATCCCGTTGACTATTCGGTGTTCGCTAGGTGAAAATACAAGCGTCACAGACCGGCCTTCGTCCGTCAATAGGTAATCGGTTATTTCCGATTCTCCGCCTTCAAATCGTCCGGTTTGGTCAAACTGAATCGATTCGATCTCGGTAACAGGATAGGCAGGGAAGTAGAACTTCCTCTGCCCCAGTTTAGGTGAAATGGAAAGTGTACGGCTTTTTAATTCAATCGCGTCCGGGCGTTTCAGATAAGACTCGATTCGTTTGCTTGAGGCAGCGATTAACTGCCCAAGCAACAAATCCTCGTTATTTGTAGTCACCCCGAAAGATGACTTGACCCGTTCCACGCTGGTTAAAAGCACGGCTCATTCCCTTTTGCCTTTAAGCTGCAACCTGTTCCATCGGGTACAGATTAACCGCGAAGTTCATCCCCGCAGCAATCGTTCCCGTGACCCATGTAGCAACGCGAACAAGATTGTCCTGTTGCTGAATGTGGCCAAACACGAAGCGACCAGTAGATGCGGTTGCAGCCGCTCCACCGATCAGCGAGCTATTCCCGAACGCAAGCGGAGGGGTCGTTTGATAACTTCCCGCCGATGCGCCGGAAGCGGCATCGTCCTGTTGAAGCTCGATGAAATACGATTCATCACCAGTGCCGATTTCGCAGGCAGTCCAGATGATTTCGCACCAGTACGCGCCCTTGCCGACAAATACGGCGGTCGAAAGCGTATCGGCAGCGATAAGTCCGGCTGCTTTCAGCGCGAGAGGGTTTTTCAAGTCAAGATATGTGTAATCTACAACGGCCATGATAGGCTCCTATCCAAAAAAGGTGAAAGGCGTTTTTATCTCTGTGCTATTATGTAACTCTTCGAGGGTGTATGGTTCATTCACATTTAACTCCCTTGCTTGAGGTTCCATAACCGCCACCGTCTCCGGTGTTTGCGATAGGAGCGCGGAGGTTGTGTCCTCCGCTACTGCTACTGCGTTTTTTCTTGGTCTGCCCATGATTAGGACTGCGCGATTCCAGTGAGGCGAACAATCGACCGGGGTTGCTTCGGGGCAATTCCGGCGATATGCTCAATCGTGTAGTTCTCATAGTTTGTGTCGTCTTTGAAGTCAACGACCAACATAGGAGCGGATTCAAAACCCGTCACCATGTTCTCACCGTAAGTGACACCCCAAATAGAAGAGGTCGAGCCACCAGAGTGCGCCGTGCCGTTCTCCGTAATAGAGAGGACATCGTTGCCGAGGCCATCCTTGAGAACCACGATGGGAACGCCAGAATAGTACGGCGTGCGCGAACCAAATTTGTCCTCGCCCCATACGATATTCTGTTGACCCGTGCCATTGGTACGAGAAAGCGTATTCAATACGCGGAATGCGTACTGGCTCATGTAGAAGAACGTCTGACCCGGAATCACGTTCAGCTTGTCAAAAGCCTGATCCATGACTGACATGGTGACCGCACCATTCACGGCAACAGTCTGGCCAGTGTATCCGGTTTCACCGAGAATCCACTGCGACAGGCCGCGAATATCCGACCCGCCGGTTCCCTCGAACATGTACTTGACCCAGTCTTTGGCAAATCCGCGAATCTTGTTTTCCTTCATGGTTGGAACGATGCCGGGATTCGTAATGCGGATTGCGCGGTCGACTTGCACCTTACCACCACGCACAGCGGCAACCGCTTTGTGCGGGGCGAAAGTTCCATTCGATGCGGTGTAATCCGAACCAATGGCGCGGCCAGCCGATGAACCGACAGACGTTTCCGTCACCCATGACAAAACACCACCGGGATCGGCGGGGACGAAAGGCAACACCTCCAGAGGCTGATAAGACGTTGCGTATAGCTTGATTACTTCTTTTGCCCGACCTGCGGGTAATTGCTTGCTTGCTTCAAGGAGCGTTAGAGCAGCCATGTGAAATTCCTTTTGTTAGAGCAGACTCGTGTCAACCTTTCGATCATCATTCGTCACTACTCCGGGTTTGTTTTTGTTGTCACCCGACCCCGCATTGCCAGACGGCTTTTTGAGATGCGCGTTAGTAGTCAAATACCAGTCCATCACTTCCTGCGGTGAACCAGCTACCGGTTCGTTCTTGTCGTTCCTGCGGTGATAAAAAGGTTTCCCGTCTTCGGTGTGACCAATAAGCCCTTCGGACCTCATCAGCGTGAACACCTGCTCCGGTTTCAACGCTTCCCCTGCGGCTGCGAGTACGGCATTTTGCAAGTCCGTGTCCCGCTTTTCTGCCTCGGCCTTCTTGGCTCGTTCCTCTGAATCCTTTGCGGATTTTTCGAGGGCTGCGAGTCTCTCAAGGGCTTGATTCAGTTCGGCTTTGTCGCCGCTTCCTGCACCCTCTTTGATTTTGGCCTCAAGTTCAGCAACCTTTTTTTTCTCCGCCGACAAATTGCTTTTGCCTTCTTCCCGCTCTTTGATTAAATCCGCGTTGGCGGTCTTAATCTTTTCTGCGGCTGCGGCAAGCGCAAACGTATCGGTGACTTCCTTCGCTAAATCCGGTTTTCCTTCCAGTGCCGCGAGTATGTCGTTGATTGGCATTCTTGATTTCCTCCAAGTGGGCGGTTCCTTGCCCAATGCTATCGTGTGTAAAACTACGCGGAGGAAATGTTATTGGGATAATTAAATGCGTTTCACTTGTTTCATTTTGATAGGATGAGAATCGAAATCACCGGGAACGCTCTCGCAATCTTCCTGATCGAACTCTCTCTCGGTGACCATTCCGGTTTATTGACTATCCTCCATGTAGTAGCACGACCAACACCGGACAGGCGGGAAAACTCTTTTGCCCCGTATTTCGGGTCGTCTAAAATTTCCTGTATCTTTTCCCTAACCTGTACGTTAATCACGCACATCACGCCCCCGGTGTATTGGTTGTTTGTGTCACAATCGTTGCGCCGTCAATCTCTACATCAATCGTCTTACGCAACTCATCACTCGTTGTAATCTCGGGGACAAGCCGTTTAAATGAAGCCTTGATCGCTTCAATGGACGGGAAATTCACGCTCTGCAAATCCTTGATCTGCTGGATTTTTTCCCCGAAATCCATTACGTCAAAGCTCGTTGGATATTGGATAGTGAACGGCTTTGTGTCTTTCATTATAGTTTGCTCGATGCGGCAAATCTGAACCTCAAACGCCTGTAAATCCATCGCCCGTGAATAAAGCATCGCGTCCGTATCCGCCCAGTCGTATGCTTTGGATACACCACTCTTTGGCGCATCAGTCCCTAGATTTCCAGTAAGCGGTGAAACTTCCTTACCTGAACTCTCGGCCTCTAGTGCCTGTTTGAAACACCACGTAGCCATTTCCAATGCTTTCGTAATCAAATCGAGATTCTTTTCGAGATACTGTGGGCGGTTTTTCATATCCGCCACCTTCATCGTATCGGCTTCTTGCGCCTGCTCAACAAGTTTTAACTGATTCGTGTTTTCATCCCTTACATTCTTTCTTGGATTCGGCGCGTCCGCTTCGTCAATAAGGAGAATCGAACCGTATTTCGCGATCTCGGTTTGAGCGATTGAAAGGTGATTATTCCCCATGATGATATGCCGGGAGGAACTAAAAAAAGTTGACTTACCAAGCGTATCGCCACTCGCCACGAAGGATGCCTGAATAGCCACAGGGACAATTCCCCAGTTATGAGCTATCCGATAAATCTCATTCCCTTCGCTGTCATGCTTGATGTATTCCGTGCGAGTCCAAGTGACAAACTCAATTCCGCCACCTGTTGCTTTTTCAAATATCCCACCGGATACCGGAGCGGCCTGTGTGTACCTGAACCACTCAAGCGACCCATCAGAATTCCATCCCCAGTTCTTAACCTGTTCAGGGGATAAAATCGTTAAATATGGCATCCCAAACACAAGCTGCTCTAATCCATTCGACACAGGTGTCGAGGGTTTATCCACAACAGCGAATACGGTTCCATAGCTTGAGAGATTCGGCCCGGCCTCGTTCTTGATGAACTCTTCCAGCGATTGCCCGGACCTATCTGCTTTGGAAATAAACTTGTTTAACTGCACCGAGTCCGTTTTTCGTGTCACCCCGCGCCGGAGAATATACTGCACTGGAGCCGTGACCAAATCTTGGGTGGGGTTGAAAAAACCATTTACAAACCAGGGCTTCCTATCCCGCAGCTTGGCATCGGTTTCGTTTGGTAGTTTCAGAATAAAATCGGAATACTCGCTCTCGCATTCTTCCAAAAGTGTTTCTATCCGCTCCCACGCCTTTTCAACCTCTTTGATTTCAGGGTGGACGGCATTCAATATCTCGGTGCTAATCTTCATAAAAACCTTTCAAGCGTTGTGCACGCCGGGGATGTATCCGCTCTGCTCCCAGAACCTTACGGGGAAGCGATAGTCGATGTAATAAGCCGCCGAGTCCGAAACGTGACCCAATTGGCTGTCCGTGTAGTTGTCGTTCAAATATTCTTCCATCGGGATCCGCTGCATATCGTGAATCAAATGCCTAGCCTTGCGCATAACCTTCAATCTTCGTTCACCGGCTCCATTGCAAAGCATGGCATTGAATGAATTAAGCCGGTCTTTTCGGGTTGGGTTGGTTTTTTTAACCCTTATCGAAAACTCGCAACCCCTTGAGTCAAACGCCTGTTTAATCAAAACAAGGTCAGACTTCCCCGTCTCACCGTGAGGGCTTCGGTTATTGCTGGCCGCATCGGGGAAAATGACATAACTAACATCGGTTCCACAATGGTCGATGATGCGGTTACAGGCTTCCACCGTGCCGCAGTTGTGGAACTTGAATGCCTCATGGCATACCGGGTTACCCTGCGCGTCCTCTTGCCAAATCGTGGAACTCATTGGGTCCCAGTTGAAGTCCATTCCTACACACACCTCAAGGGTTTTATCCAAATCGTAATTGTCTATGATATTTTCAGAACCGAACCCATAATAAGCTAACCCGTCAAACCCTTCAAAGCTCCCCTCGTATTCTTGCCGGTAAACCTTTTGGTCAAGCGACCTTTTTGCAGATTCGATTTCGGAAGGGGATAAAACATCTTCGCTGAACCAGTGATAATAGCACCACTCCGGGTCGGTTGGGCATTCAACAAACATCCCAACGCCAGCCTCGGTCTTTGGAATTGCTCCACCGCAGGCATATAGAGCCATGTCGTAAAGCTGGCCTTTCCCGTTTGGCACGCCCTCTAGAATCGCGAACCCCTTTGTATCGGAAAGGACAGGCCGGATATTCTGCGGCCACGCGCTCGGCTTCATGTCGTCAATCTCTGTCAAATGGCATCCGTGCCACGGTTGCCCTTCGATCCGCTCCGGTTGGTCAAGTCCTACTACTGCGATCTCCGCATCGTTTATAAGGGTTATCGACAAATCCGTTTCGTTTGGCTTTTCTTTCCAAAATGGCTTTGACCATTTCTTCATCCGCTTCCAAAATATCGCCTTCGCCTGTGCCCTTGTCGGTGCGCCCTGAAAAAACCTGTGGCCGGGACTCCTCATCGCCTTGAGTAATATCTTCTTCGACCCGATTAAAGTTTTCCTCGACCGCCTCCCCGGTGGGACAACAAAAAACCGGTGAGTCCAATCGTTTAAATACCGTTTTTGAATATCGGTTAAAGGGTACAACCGGTCAGGCATTGTTGGCGGGGTGATGGATGTCTTATACGCCACTTAACAACCCGTCCTGATGCTCCAAAACATCCGCAATCCTAGTCAGCGAATCCGCAGCCGTGCGAGGGTCAAGGACCCCAACCGGCTGATTCCATAAGCTGTGATAGTTGCCTATCAAGTCCAATGCCCTCAACTTATCCCACAGCTCAAGCTCGATTACAACCTCATCGTCACGGACAGGTTGGCCGTTCTCATCCTTCGCGTAACGGGTAATCTTCTTTTGCCGAATCTTCTTGATACACCGAGATTGCCCCGGCTTCATGTTCGGGAAGTTCTTAAACCGAAGGTTACCGTCTTCATCCAATTCCATGAACTCCGCGATGTCCGTTTGGGCGACCAGCGACAGCTCTTTTATCACGTTTTCCGCGCTCATTGCGGCCTTATCGGACAATTCGCGCTTCAATTCTTCTATGCGAATCCTAACCTTTGGCAGTCTTAAAAGCGTAGATGCCTGCACTTCCGCCGTTTTAGCGGTGTATCCAGCGGCTATGGCTGCCTGCTTCCCGTTGAACTCTTTTACGTAATGTGAGCAAAAAAGGTCCTGTCTGCCGTTTAGGAATGATTCGCGGGGTTTTTTATGGATAGACTTAGGCACTGGGTTTTATTTTGGCGATTTGTGGGTATTTTGGCATTTGGCGACCGTTTAACCAGCATTTATTTGTGTGGTTTTTCATTTTATGGCCTCAAGTTTGTTTTTGCACCCAGATGGGGAATTAGAGGGGATTTCTTGAGGGGAAATCATTTTGGGTATTCCATTTGAAGGATTCCCGGCCTTTGCTTTAGGTTGGCAATTCTGGCTTCAAGTTCAATGTCCCGCGCCGATTTTTTTTGGGTAATAGTCTTTGGATTTACTGTTAGTTTGTCCAAAAGCCATTTTTGAGCCTCTTCTTTTGTTTTGAACCTTTTAGCAAAAGCACACGGGACACCTTGTGTCTTTCGCATTGCATCACGGGGACGGCCTACGATTACATCAGATTCACCGTTAGGAATATAACAGGCATAAACCCGCGCTCTTCCTGCTTCTTTTCTGGCTTTGATTGACTCTTTGGTTCGCCGGATTTTTCGCGGCTCAACCTTGAGAGAATGCGGCACGGCACGTTTGCACCATGAGATAGCTTTAGAAGTTCCTTTGGCGTTTAGAATGCGAGACAGCGGGAAAGAATCGACTTCTTCGTTTTGAATGCGGATTACTACCAACCCTTTGAAAGTCATCCATTGGTCGCGCTCTATGTCTTTGAGCATTTGGGCATCGTTATTGTGGTAACCGCCATCGATTTCAACAACAACACCGAGAGAAGGGATTAAAAAATCCGCGATGTACCGCCCAAGAATTACTTGGGAGCTAACTTCTATGGAAGCATCGAGAAGCCGCGCATGAAAACGTGCCTCGGCGGCGGTTGGCTTTTGCCTCATCCGGTTTGCGTATTCTTGCATTTTCGACAAGTACAAACCCTCGCGGTTGAAATGCTATTCCCCTATATACGTTCATGTTAGCTGAATGTCAAGCAATTTCTACATAAATATGCTTTTTTTGCTTATTCATGGGAAAAACGGCGAAAAAACGGCAACGGGTTAAAAAAGGGGAGGGATTCAGGAAAAGTGAAAAAAAGTTTAAAAACCATTTGACATTCTAGCTCTAGCAATATAAAATTGTGTGTAAGAACTTCACCACAAGTTCAGCCCTTCAATGTCGAGGGGGAAACAGGAGAAAAAAAAATGAAAATTCAAAAATGCGATGACTGCGGTTCTATTCGAGACGTTCGATTTTTGCGAAATTTAGGGGTTTGCCTTTGTGATTTTTGTGAAATAGACGTCCGGGCCTCGATTTACGCAAAAAACGCAATGGAAATGGAAGCCGCAGGATACCCGGAAGGGTATGCCGGGGAAACCCTCGAAACGGTGGAGGGCTAAAAAATGAAATACACATACCTGCAAATTCTGAAGAACGCCCCAGAAGGAAAATACAAGGTGTACACGGGTTATGAATGGTTAGAAGGGGTTTATTCTTTAGGGACAATAAAATCGTGCATGTCTGTTAATTGGGTCATTCAAAAGGTGGAGGGATAGGCCGTGATTACCACGCAAAAAGACCCACAAAACGCTGGAAAATGGTCTTACAAAGTTTTCAAAGGATGGGATTTAGTTGAAGAAAAAGGCGGGTTCAACTCACCAATAGAAGCCGAAAAGGCCGCCTATCCAACAAACAGGGCGGTAACTTTTGGAAATAAAAACGCAGCACAATGGACAGGAAAAGACTGGGACGAAATCGAATCACTTTTAATGGAATTAGGAGCATAAAATGAAACTCTCCACCATCCTTTCAATCGTGGCCATTTTGGTGGCCTTTTGCCTCGGAAACCTCACCGGGTTAGCATTTCACTATCCTTCCAAAAATAAACCCGCCACCGCCTCCCTGTGCCTCGATATGCACGACCGGGACGAAGGAGCGGATGTAATCGGGGAGGATGGAATAGAACGGACGGCAGGGGCAGAGGATTTTAAAAATCTGGAGGTGTGCAAATGAACTACCGAATCCGAAAGGCTTTTCACGGGGGATGCAAAGCCCCTTTTTGTTGCTAACTTTAGCAAAATAATTTAAGGGGGACTCATGTCAAAAAATATTCATGCGGTAGAATTGGGAAAAGCACGGTGGAAAAACCTTTCACAGGAAGAGCGGTCAGCAGTGGCACGTTTGGGAGGCTTGAAGAAATGGGAAGGGAAAAGCAAGGAGGAACGGACGGCGATTGCTCTAAAATCATGGGAAAATCGCCGAAAAAACGGGAACGGGTTAAAAAAGGGGAGAGATTCAGGAAAAGAGAAAAAAAGTTTAAAAACCCTTTGACATTCTAGCCCTAGTACTATAAATTTTGCGTAAGAACTTCACCACAAGTTCAGCCCTTCAATTCCGAAGGGTAAACGGGAGAAAAAAAATGACACGTGAATGGAGCCGAACAGCCGCAGAATTCGAGGACGATTACACCGATGCCGATACCATGAATCCGGTGCTGGAAGAAATCGACCCGCCATGCTGCCCGAATTGTGACAAGGAGAATGACGGGACGCTTTGCCGGGAATGCTCGGAACTTCCCGAGGATGAATTGACCATTGGGTATCTGATGGACATTGGGAAGCTGCCAAAGGATTATTTAATCCGGGGGATGAAATGAGCGGCACTATCATTGAAGCTCTCGACAGCCTTATGGCATCCGCTTTGATTTTTGAAATCGAAGAACGGGCGCATAACCAGCGAATGCTTGACGGCATGGGATGTGACGAAGGTTGCGGCCTTTGTGGAAGTAATGGCACGTATGGCGCGGCAGGGGAATACATCTGTTTCTGGCATCATCGCGCAAGCTGCGCATGGCCTCGGAAATTCGCGAAATGAATAACACACCGGCACGGGCTTTGCCGCTCCTGTTTGTAAAAGCAAAGGCAATGACAAACGCTCCCAGCGTTCCTGTGGGCTTGAATGTCCGAACCGTTCAAGCCGCGCATCGTGGTAATGCGTCCGGTAAACTTTTACCAATGAAACAACCAAACACGAAAGGCAAAAAATGAAAACATCGGAATCAATCAAAGAACTTTCCACCGCGCTATCAAAAGCGCAGGCGGAAATCAAAGGAGCGGAAAAGGATGCGGACAATCCTTTTTTCAACTCCAGTTATGCAACCCTTGACAGCGTTTGGCAAGCGTGCCGCGCAGCTTTGACAAAGCAAGGGCTATCCGTTGCGCAAGGTGCAGAAGGTGACGGCGATACGGTAAAAGTCGTTACCCGCCTCATGCACTCATCCGGCGAATGGATTGAAAGCGAACTCACCGTAAAACCCATGAAGATGAAATCGGATCGAACGGACACGGAAAAAGTCGTCACGCCTCAATCACTTGGATCGGCTTTGACGTATGCACGGCGTTACAGTTTGGCCGCGATGGTTGGAGTCGCACCCGAAGATGATGATGGAAACGCAGCAAGCCAGCCAAAGGGGCAAGCAACTGAATTGCCTCAAGCAGACCTCGGTGATTTTGAAGATACCGTTAAGGACGTGCGCCAGCGCAAAGCCGGGAACGGGATAATCTTTTCCATTGAACTTAACGAGCATGGGAAACTCGAAACGTGGAGCATTGACGTTGCGACACTTTGCAAGTCGCACAAGGGAACCGGAACGGTTTTGCTTTTCTCAAGTGAACCGACAAAATACGGGCCGCAAATCAAAGCTGCTGCCGTGAAAGAAGGTGACGCATGAGCTACGAGAATCGCGAAGGGTCTGGGGTTTTGTTTTCCAACACCCGGAAAACAAAACCAAACCAACCGGACTGGAAAGGTGAAGTCAAAATAAACGGGGTGGACATGGAACTTGTCGCATGGATTAAGAAAGGCAAAAATGGGTACGACTTCCTTTCTGTTTCATGCAAGCCGAAAGGGCAATATCAATCACCCGAAAAACCAAAGCAAGCCGAATCACAGGAACTCCCGTTTTGAAATCGCTCCCTTTCAATTTCACATTCACGCCTAGAGCAGGGCGCATCGTTCCCGCCGACCCGGAAGCGTTGCGTTCCTACCTGCTGGCAAATGAAGGGATTGAACAGCAGGGGACAACGAAGAAAATATCAAAACGCCGGAGTCGTGGCCGTGAGGATGAAAAAGGAAATCAGGACGGGTTTATTTTCGGGACTATGATACCGATTATTGCCGACCAAATTTTCTTTACCAAGAATCAATCAGAGGCTTACATCCGAACACTTGAAGAAACCGCCTACGAATTGAAATCAAACCCTCGTGGCGGAGAACCGTTGAAAGTTCTAATCCACGTTTCGGATATGGACATGGCACGAGCCGCGCAATGGATTGACGATGTGATTATATGGGCAGCATCTGAACACTTTGTAGAAATTCCAGACCCAGACCCTACAAAAAGGAAACGGAAATGATTTTCAAATGGAACCCCAAACAGCCAGACCCGAAAGACGGTGACATCCGTATCGTTACCAAATTCGTTTGGTGGAAAACCATCGGAGATGAAACAAGAAGCGTCATGGTTACGTCATGGCAGGAAAGGTACAGGTGCTATGAATTTGTATGCCGCGAAAAAAGTGGAATACAAGTGAGACAATACTGGGAAACACTGTGCTGGATGCCTATGGATTACGATCCAGACCCTAGAGCAATCGAGGGCAGGAAGAGCGTTTAACCACAAATAATGAAGGTGACGAAATGAAATTTGGAAATTGGCTGAAAGAAAACGGTGCTTGCAAGGAAGGATTCAATGCGCATTCACATCAAACGGAACAGGAATTCTGGAATACCTGTAATCGTGGTGATTGGATGTTATGGGTTGCGCAAAGGAAATACGGAACAAATGGATGGCCTGACCATTTAGCATTCGTAAAAATCGCTTGCATTGTTGGTCGCCGATCTTTGATTCATTGCCGCGAAAATGATAAAGCGGTTTGCGAAGCCGCTTATGACACTGCCGAAAAATTCATTGAAAGTCAAACAGAAGAAAATCGCAACGCAGCCAACTCCGCCGCCTATGCCGCCGCCTATGCCGCCGCCGCCAACGCCTACTACACCGCC